TAAGCTGTCTTAACATCAAGTTGTCTGCCAACTTCCAGCATATTTGTGCCATCACTTCTAAATACTAGAATGTCCGAAGCACTTGCAGTGGTTGTCAGGGTAGGTGCGGTTCCTGCGGCGAAATGAAACACAGCGTTCCATGATCCAGTCCAGCCACCAGTTCCATCCTGTTTTAAGGTAATGGAATAGAAGCCTCCATCCACCTGATTAGATGGGGCATCAAAAGTGGTATTAGCGGTCAGGGTAAGAACGCAAACTTGGTTTGCCGCTGTATCCCAGTCTTGAGTTGCGTCAAAAGTTAGGGTTGTTGAATTGAAGTTCTGAGTCTTTGTCCACTCCGATGCGGTTGCTAATTTTCCTACTCCAGTTCCGATATAGCCAACAGCAACAGCCGTCCCCTGCCATGTTCCTGTTCCAACCGTACCTACGGTGGCAATAGAAGAACCACCTGCGTAACTTGTGGAAACCTGAACATCACCTGTATTTACGGTGATACCTGTACCAGCCCCAACAGTTAGCGTTGCAGCACCAGATGTAGCGCCACCCGTTAAACCGCTTCCCGCAACAACAGATGTAATATCACCTGTAGTTGGGGTTGCCCATGCCGGGTTTGCGCTGGAACCTCCAGTGGTTAGAACATCACCGGATGTTCCGTAACCAAGTCTTGCGTAATCTGTTCCATCAAAGTATAGGATGTCACCTTGTGCATCCGAACTCATCCGTATATTTTCACCATCTACATATTGCCAAAGAAATCCTTCATCCTCACCCGATGCTGCCACAAGAAGTTTATTGTTAGCCCCTACTGGAAATCTAGTTTCAGAATCAACAGTGTTATATGCAAGTAAGTCACCTTTGGTTGTTAATTTGTCATCACCAATCACAGTAACAAACTGCCACTCTGAAGAATCGCTGGAATACTTTAAGTATTGGTCATCAGCAACAGTGGCTGTGCTAACGGTTTCACCACGTATCTTGGCTACTGTAACTGCGCCAGCATTAGTCATGGTGGCATCACCTGACAATGCAGCAGCGGTGAATCCAGTACCATCACCAATTAGGATTTGAGTTGTGGCTAGTGCTTTATCGGAAGGAACACCGGAAGAGTTGGCATCTCTTACCTTTACAGTGTTCGCTGCCATGTTTGCCAGCTTTGCATTGGTGACATTAGCATCCAGTATCTTTACGGTTACGACTTTATCAGAACCAATACTTGTAACACCCGCATTAGTTAGTGTGATGTCTCCAGTTATCGCTACAGGATTATAACTTGTTCCATCAGCAACCAGCATGTAGGCATCTGTATTAGTTGCCATAATGATGTCATCACCAGAGATGGTAATGTCTGTGCCTACTGTTAATGCTCCCGTTGTATCTAATGTGGTAAAGTCACCCGCTGCTGGGGTTGAGCCACCTATAACAGTGCCATCAATAGTTCCAGCATTGATGTCAACAGAGTTAGATGTCTCTGGATCTATCGCTAGGGTGATCCAGGCATCATTGGCTTGGTTGCGGATTTTGACAAGATTGTTAGTGGTGTCCAACCAAAGAAGACCCATAGCTCTTGCAGCATTTCCACTCGAAGACGTATCTACGGTTGGTGCGGATGATTTTGCAATAAGAACCTGGACTGCCTGATCTGGACCTATACCACTATCAAGTGAACTATCCGTTCCAACAGGAAAGGTTTTCTGTAGGACTTTCTTTATAAGTTGAAAATGATCATCCCCCTCTGAGATATTGTCTGAGGAAAGTGGATTTGTGCGAACTAACGCACTAATATAATTGCCTGTTTCTAGTGCCATTAGAAGTACCCGCCTGTATTCATTACTCTCATTTCTGAGCCAGAATGCCTATCCTTGTTATCTTGTTCCTGTATATCGGAGATGCTCTGACGCACTGCCTTCTCCCACAGGGGAACCCTTTCATCATTCATCAGGAATGGCTCTGCCTGTAAGAGCGATCCATAGAGGTATAGATGTGGTGCATTTGTAATAACCCAGTTGGTTTCCGCGGAATCTGACAACGCATCAAACTGCTTATAGTAGAGCATACTTAGGGATACTGCTGAAGCTGGAGCTGGACCCAGATAAAACTGATCTTGGATAATAGTATAAGCGTTCGGTGTACCAGTTGTGCTGCCAGCCCAAACCCTGAACATCATCTCTGGAGTTAAGTAAGCCAAAGCCCTTATTGGGTTTGTACTTAAATGAAACTCCTTCATCTGTAAATAACCAGTGGGAAGATCATAGTTTCTTTGTGCAGCCACTGTGCTAATGGAGGTATCTAAATTTTCCATACCTCTGACCCGCAATGGTCTGATAACCATTGATTCGCATAGAGCAATGAACTCTGGTATTCTATCTTCTAGGTCATCCCTGTCAAGCCAGTTTGCAACACTGGTCTGAAGCTCACCATAAGTCGAAATTGTCATCTATCTTGTCAGTTCAGTAATATAAACTGATGATGTGCTTGCCCCAGTAATCGCTGAAGCCTGGGCTGACTGACTTACACGGAAAAAGTAAGGTACACCCGCTGCGATATAAGTGGAAGATGTCGTGGCAGGTCGATCTGGATCAAAGGCAACGAAACAACCAGCAGTTGCTGTTACCATAACTGTATTTGTATCCGATGCAAATGCAGATGTTGCGGTTGCACCACTGGATACCGTTGCGGATAATGTATGGGTCGTTAATGGTCTAATAACGTTGGTAGTTCCCGCTAGATTCATCATATCTTGTTCCTCTATAAATCGGTTGGTGATGTTTTGAAAAACCTGTTATCAGGATTATTCAAGTATTTTTTGAGAAGATTCTTGTCTTTATCTATTGCATAATCCGTATCAAGCTGCCACTGTTCCCATACATTATGGGGAATAGAAGCCACTCGATGCCAAGTACCCCGCTTACCGGGAGTCAACTTATCACCATACTCATTCATCATCATTTTATTATGATCTATGATAGGCTGCACATCTTGGAATGTATTAAACGTAGTCCTACCATCGGAATGTTCAATCATATCCGTTCGTCTTCCAGGCATGTATTCAAAAACTGTTCTTCTAGACATAACCTATGCCACCTATTTTTACTGCTTGACCGCGTTCCGGTGGATAAGCCTTTTCCAGCCATTCACGGGAACTCTCTGGAACAGGCTTTTTATTTTCCCGCTTAACCTTTTTTATCTTAGACACCTTCTTGGCAATCTCTTCTATATCTTTCATTTTTTGTTTTCCTGGTAAGAAAACCCATTGCTTAGAAAACCGTAACGAACCCCATAATGGGGGATCACAACTCCAAGCGGGAATTCTCCGCTGAATTTAAGAAGTGGGCAATCAGGGGGTAAGTAGATTTCTATACCCCTCCCCATGGCAAAACCAAGTAAATACTCACAGTTAGGTCTTTCATCCCTGTACTCAGTTGCATGACCCCACTCACCTTCCTCATCCATATCCACACCCCACAAACCAATCCTGTCATACTCCTCATATATTGCAAGTGCAAGCATGTAGGCAATGGATGAGTTGTAATAATCACCTACCAGCGTAGATACCTTATCCAATGGATACTCAATCGCATTAGGAATATCTTTGTAAGCTTGCTGCATATACAGCTTACCCTCAAGACCCCTTAACCTATCCTCATACCCATATCTATAGAACGAAGGGGTTGCAGCCTTTATGCACTCTAATGGGTGTATGTCAAACAATCTGTCAAAGTGTGGGTACTTCCCTTCATCCCAGGGTAATCCCCAAGTCTCCCAGAACGGGCTGGTATAAGGTGCATCATTGTGGGTGGATTCTGCCAGCCCAACAATGGCTACTTGCTTAAATCCCATTCTTGCTTATTAGTGCATCAGGTATAGTGAAGTTACCGGATACACTCACCCTCTCTGCTTCTACCCAGAACGGATGAACAGAGTGATCCAGGGTAGCAGGAAACATGAGCACCATATTATCTGCTGGAGTAACATCCCACTCCCTAACAGATAGTGGACTTATAGATTCTCCATACTTAAAGAAAATATGTCCAGCAGATGTAACATTTGAATCCGCTTGTTCCTGAAATATAACTTCTGGAACTTTTAGATATATGACGAAGGAAACAATACCATTATGTTGATGATTGGGATTATGGTCATACCTTTTCTGATAATTAACCCATAGATTCTCTATACCTATCCCGAACTTCGATCTTCCAGGTACAAAGTTCAACCTGCCAGGACCATAGTGTGCAGTCATAAAGTCGAACCATTGGAATAAGATACCCGTTAGCTCTTCTTGAACTGTATCTATATACTCATCACTATAATTATATGAGCCACCAAAATACATATTTCCAGCAAGTTTGCTGCTGAAGTTGTGCTCTTCCTTCTTCCTTATTTTGTTTCCTTCTTTTAGTAAAGATTTTTTCAACTTATCGGTGATGAAGGCTGCATATATACACGGACCAAAAGGAAATATTACCTTGCCACCTTTGCCATCATCTGCGCTCGGACAGCCAATGGTCATTTCTCGGTGAGCAACCTGCCCACCCTTGCCATCCTTCGGACCGGCAGTTTCTATTTGTTTCATAAGATCGGGGGTGGTTTTACCCACCCCCCCTAAATACCTCTTACGCTTTAACGTCAGTTAGGAAACCACTAGAAGCTTCGTTCTTCGCTTCAAGACCATACTCAACCACTAGCATCTGTTTGATTGAGT